GGTTGTGCGTATACTTGCGAGCCGAATAGTGAGAGTAGTCCGTAGATAATTACACAAAGACCTAAAAATGCCAAACCTGCGCCAGTGGCGGTTTCGCGTGCCTTTTTTAGCAGTGTTTCCATATCAGCATAGTCGAATAGTGCACGCCTGGCAAGGTGTGCAAACCATACTGCTACTACTGGAGTAGCTAGCTTAGCTAAAAATGGAATGGTCATGTTGCCACCGTTAGGGTCACTAAGGTATAGGTATACCATAACAATGATAGTACCACCAATCATAAAAATATTGCGAAAACGTAAGTGTTCTTTCATGGTTTGTCCAGGTTAGACAACTTGCGTATAGCATCAATGCTGTCTAATTGTTTTAGGGCACACTGGCCATAAAGACCAATAGTGGTTAAGTAATGCTCAGCTACTTGCTCGTAACTACTGGCTACTAAAGCTGGCAGCGGCTGACAAGGCTCTAACAGTTTAGGGTCTACTACTACTCGTGTATTGGTAGTGGCTGGTGGTGGAATTTTTGAAATTTTTTTATTAAAAATTCCACAACCGTTTAACAATATGAGTAGTAAACTAAGGGTTAATACTAGTTTTTTCATTCTTGATTGGCTTTAGAAATTGCTTCGTTAATACTATCTAAAAAATTCGTGGCTGGTATACACTTGCCGTTTTCTACTACAACAACTGGCTCACTAACAAGCCTAGACTTAATTTCACTAATAGTTTTATTTAGTTGTTGTTTTTTACGTTCAGCTTTAGCTGTTGTTTGTTGTAGTGTTATTTCTAAATCACTGATTTTTTGTTGCAGTTCTGTTTGATATTTTTGCCATTGTTGTTGACATTCTAACTTGGCGTGCTCTTTGCCTTTTTCTAGTATATAATTATAGCTGTAATAACCTGCAAGACTAATTACAGCTATAATTATAGCTGTAATTATTATTTTTATATCGTTTAGCATAGTTGTAAAACTACATAAACATTGGTAAAAATGCAGAACTAGGATTTCTTGTTATGCTATAACTAATAATAACTAGTCCTTGTCCTGGTTGTCCATGCGCAGTAGTAGTAGAACCGCTATTGGCTGGGTCTGTTCTATTTGTGCCCATGCCCATGCCACCACCGTATTTACCAGCATTGTTTACATAACCTATTTGATTATTTTCTGGGTTACTGCCTGTAACATTATTAAACCATATTCTACCAGCTCCACCACTGCCTGAACCGGGACCATAAATATTAACACCAGAAGGGTTCCAATACGGCAATACTTCAGTGCTGCCTGCACCCCCTTTTGTATAGGCAAAAACAGTATTGTAATAAGTAGTATCAATATTACCGGGGCTACTAATATAAAAATATGCATAGTTATTAGGCCTAAAATAACTACCCCCACCTCCACCACTACCAGCAGTACCGCTAGTAGCTGCAGAAGTGTCGTAGGCTACGCTACCTGATCCTCCGAGAACACCTAAACGACTTGTACCACCAGCACCGCCTGTTGTACTTGTGGAAGTAAGTCCAGCACCGCCACCATTAGCCGCACCACCACCACCACTGCCGCCATTAGCACCTGTATCAGTCCCTCTTCCAGTTGAAGTACTTATGTAAAAACCGTTTCCGCCATTAGCACCAGGCCCGTTAGGTCCTGCAGCACCTCCGCCACCAGCACTGCCTAGTTTAAAATTATCAGTATAAGTTAAGCTACCAACATCATAAGCAGACCCCCCGGCTCCACCACTATAGGCCATTTGAGCCAAACAGTCTTTAGCTTGACCGCCTAGGCTAAATCCTAAGCTTCTTGTGATATAAGGGTAGCCTGGCTGTATAAGTGTTTCTACAACCTGATATTGCTGAGCAAAATTACCACCAGCTGCAGTAACTCCAGTGTTTAAACTAGTAGGTATTGCATTAGTAGTATTTAACCACGTTTTATTATCGGTAAGTGTTGAAGAGCTAGGTATATTTGCATACATTATGCTATTGCTAGTTACTTTAAGGTAATTTAGCGCATACGCTCCACCACCTCCACCACAACTCATCGATATAAAGGGAGGGCCCGGAGTAGCTAGTTGGTATAAACCAACATTGCCCGTAAAACCAACACTAGTACTCCACCAATAAGGCACTCTACCGGGGCCTATTAATTCTGCTTTAATACCTGTTACACCATCTGGTACTCTCCATGTAACTGTACCAGTTTTTTCAATAGGTACAACATATCTGCCTTGAGTAGTTGTTTGGCTGGTATAAGTAATAATTATTAAACCATTACTGCCTGCACCGGGTCCACCGCCGCCATAATTTGAAGCAGGTTTCGGCCCTGCAGTAAAAGTATCTTTAAAATAGCCTCCAGAGTATCCGCTACCAGATCCATTTGACGGACCATAGGTTTGGCCAAAAAAATCTGTGTACTTTACTTGCATAGAGGTGTCAGCACCAGGGTCCGCGCCCGGCCATTGCCCACCATTAGCACTACCGCCTCGACTACCATTACCCGCTCCTCCAGCACCATTAGGACCTGCAGCACCGCCCGAAGAAGCTCCATTAGAAGCCCCACCAGCAAATGCTCCTGTATTAGGCACACAACTAGCAGTTCCGCCCCCGGCTCCGCCTTTTATACCTCCAGCAGCTTTAACACCTTGAGTAGTTTGATTAGCAGTAGTTGGAGCAGCATTTGTTTGAAAATTTATCCAAGTATCTGCTGCCCAGTTTAAATAAGCTACTCTAGTTCCAGTAGGAGCACTTAAAGTTACATTACCTTTTGCATAGGCACCGCCACCGCCACCTTGTCCGCCCTGATAAACGTTATCTGCATTTGCTCCCGGACCTATGCACTCTATTTGAATAGTGCCATAACAATCGCTGGGAACTACCCAGTAATTACCTTGAGCAGCAGTTAAACCTACAACAACTGTTGCCATTATTCAGGTTCCTTTAAAAGGTCTGGTGGTGTATTTAAAATATTTTTAGGATGTTCAATGCCAGCAGGAATTTGGTTATGTCCATAAATGTCTTCTTGACGCTCACCACGAACGGGGTGTATACAGTAGGCTATTGTGCCAGGTTCTAAAGCCTCAATTGTATGCAGTTTATCTTTAGCGATAAAAATAATATGTGGTGCTTTAAAAACACTAGACACCCCATCAACAGTTACCTTAACCGATCCATGGGCTACTAGTGTAGGGTGATCAAACTTATGCGAGTGACCTTGCATAACGTCACCTGCAGCTTCAAAGTGCATTTGCTTTACCCACAAATTGCTTACTAAAATAATATCTTCGTTTAACATTTAGTTTTCCAGTCATTATCGGTTATTTGAAATCCAAACATCCACAGTATTCTAGAATGTTTGCCTGTTACTTGAGTAACACTGTGTGCATATTTACTAGCTAAATAACAATGTAGGTCGCCTTGATTTACGTTTACTACATTATCATTTACTGTTAAAATTGCGCCTGCATCAGCCATTTGCGTTATAATATTGCAACGAAGTATATGACAACTATTAAATTCCAGTGGATCGCTGTGTTTATAAACATCACCGCCTGGTAGTGTGTTGCTTACAACTATGCCGTGTTTTCCACCGCCAAGTATACTTATAGGCACATTTTCTAAATTTAACTGTTTGCGAATACGATCACGTATTACATATGCCAAATCAGGATATTTATCAAAACGATTGCCATACATTCTTGTAGTTAGTCTGTTTTTATATACAGTGTGGCCAGTAGTTATACCTACATCTAGCCAGCTATTAGCTAGGGCTTTTTCTACCCAGTTATTAAGTATATTACACTCTTGCTGAGTTATAAAATTAGGTATAATAGTTACTACGTTGTTCATTATGCTGATTCAGTAATTACATTAGCTATTTGATTACTCACTATATTTTGATTAGTAGCTGTTTCGTAGTTTATAGGTTGATTATCCATAGTACTGACCTGCCAGTTTGTTAGTTTTGCAGGTTTAAGATACTTATCACCAATATTATATTTTACATAATGATCATGCTCAATCCAGTAGTCATCTTCTGTATTGCCGGTATAGGGTTGTTCAGCAGTAGTATTTATAATACCTTGATAGATTCTTGTATAAACTATCATGTTTCTAAGCCTACGGCAATAACATCCCAAGTAGCATCAGCACTATTATAAACACAGCCAATATAAGTTAGTTTACCAGCAGTAGTTACTGTAGGTAAAATAGTACCTACAGCTCTAAATCTATTTGTACCAGTTTGTGTTAATGTAAAATTACACGGTGAGTTGCTGTCCCTGAGTCTAAACAAAACTTTTTGACCGTTAACAGGGCTAGTATTACTGTCTGCTGCAATAACTAATGTTGCACCAGTATTAGCAAGTGTTATATTAATTTGATCATGGCTTGCACTAGACCAAGTTAAACTATTTTGATTTATAGTTGTAGTTTGAGATTGATTACGTGGTGCATAAACTGTAGTTTGTGTAATATAATAAGGTAAAGAAGCCCAAGCCGTTGTACCGTCGCCAATTTTTAATTTTTGTGTATCAGTTTCTAGTCCTGGTTCACCAGCTACTAGTATTGGATTTGCTGCTGTCCATTGTGCAGCAGTGCCCCTTCGTAATTGTATTTGCGCAGCCATTAAGTTACTCCTCCGCCATCAACGGCGGCTATGCCTTGAAAAGTTGAATTATAAAGACCACCGTCAACACTGCCGCCACCGCCGCCGGCTGCCCAAGTTGTTGCGTAGTCTGTATCGTTTAATTTAGTTAATACCTGACCTGCAGTACCACCAGTAGGAACACCCTGACCGTTTGCACCAGCAGGACCTTGAGCACCGTTTGCACCAGCAGGACCTTGCGCACCTTGTGGTATAGTAAAATTTAAAATTGCAGCAGTAGTACTGCCTGAATTAGATATACTAGCAGAACTACCGGCTGCACCAGTAGTAACTGTACCAATTGCAATGGTGCCAGCACTACCACTAAGCTTTAATTGCCCAGTATTAGTTGTAACCTGCCAGCCACTACCGTGTGTATAAGTTAGTTTATCGCCAACAGTTAAAGTAGCGGTTAAAATCTTATATTCAATTGATGAATCTAACAGATTAATTGTTACGGTTTTATCAGTAGTATCTGAATTAATTACAGATACCATATCGATATCTCTAATAGTTGATGCAGCTGGTGCTGAACAGATAGTTACTGCGCTTGTACCGTTTGAATTTGATAGCTGAGTAGCTCCCAAATATGAAGTTGTAGTCTGATCTGAGTACGAAACAACAATTTGCATTGGCGCAGTAGTTTGCGCTGAGCCAAGCAATAGTTGAAGCGACCTATTTGTTGTATCAAGTCTAATCATAATTTTTTATCCATGTGCTGCTGCAAAAGCAGAAATACTAGGGCCGGCTGTTGAGGAACCGCCAACCTGCACATAAATGCTGCCGCCCCAACGATAAGTTTTATTAGTGTCTAGTGCAACATAAATTTTACCAGTTTCACCTGTAGCAGCAAAACTTTGTAAATTTGCTGCTTCAATAATGTCATCAACATAACTAGGCAAGTATGTTGCAGAAATTTTAGCAGTACTGTCTAGCGGCGCATAGCCATTAGCAACGCCTTTGTTAGAGGAATTTTCAGGTGTAAAACCTAGTCCAGTAGTAATCTGCGCGGAACTGATACTTGCAGCAGCACTAGCACTAGCAGCTGCTGCTGCTGCACTAGCAGCAGCATTAGTAGCACTTGTAGCAGCAGCACTAGCACTATTAGTAGCACTGCTAGCTTGTTGAGTAGCAGTAGTTGCTTGTTGAGTAGCAGTGGTAGCAGCATTAGTTGCATCAGTAGCTTTATTGCTGGCTGTAGTAGCACTAGCAGCACTATTAGTAGCGCTACTTTCTGCAGCATTGCTATAAGTAAGTGAATTACTAGCAGCAGTACTAGCGTCTTGAGCTTTAAGTGTTGCAGTAAGTGCTGCGCTAGCAATACTAGCAGCAGAAGTGCTAGCGCTATTTGCGCTGGTAGCAGCTGCAGTTTCACTAGCAGCTGCTCTAGTTGCTGAACTATTAGCATTTACTGCACTTTGGCTAGCTTCACTGGCTTTTGTAGTTGCAGTAGTAGCACTTGTACCAGCACTAGTAGCACTAGTAGCTGCATTGGTAGCACTAGTAGCTGCAGCAGCTTTACTAGCATCTACTGCTGCAGTATTTGCGGCTACTGTTGCAGTATTTGCGGCTACTTGAGCAGTATTTGTAGCCACTGTTGCAGTATTTGCGGCTACTTGAGCAGCTTTAGTATCTACACTAGTAAGTAGTCCTGTAACAGTTGTAATAGCTGTTTGACTTTGTTGATTAGCTAGATTAGCATTAGTTTCTGCACCACTTATTAGACCTATAATAGTTTCAGCTGCAGTTTGTGCTTGTTGTGCACTAGTACTAGCTGAATTTTTATATGCTTGTGTGTCTGCTCTAGTAGTATCAATTATATTTGCTAAAGTATTAAGTGCTTGTGATATTCCTTGTACAGTTTGTAAAGATTCTGCTGCCTCACTTGCCGCTTGAGTAGCACTAATACTAGGATCTTCCCATACACTGCCATTAAAAAATCTTACTGTTTTATTAGTAGTGTTATAGTATACAGCACCTGCTAGTATTGTGTTATTATCATTATCCTTGAGTGGATCTTGAGCTTTTGCACCTAAAAATCTATCGTCAAAAGTATCAAACAATAGCTCTACTTGACTGTAGGCAGCTTGTGCTTGATTAGCATACGATTCAGCTAAAGTTAAACTTTCTTGAACCTCTTGGGCTTTTTCTGTAACAGTTTGAGCTTTAGCATCAACTTGTGTTTTATTAGTTGACACTAGTGCAGTATTTGTAGCTACTTGTTGTGCGCTTTGACTAGCACTAGTAGCGGCTGTTTGTGCGGTTAGCGCACTTTGACTAGCACTAGTAGCCGCTGTTTGTGCAGTTTGTGCGCTAGTTGCGGCAGAATCTCTGGCAGCTTCACTAGCTGCCTGCACTCCTTGACTAGGCCAGGCAGGGCCTTGAATACCTTGAATACCCTGAATACCTTGAGGTCCAAATTCACCTGTTACTATAACTAAGTCTACGTTTATACTATTGTCTAAAATATTATCACTCATATATAACCTTTATCTAGTAACTTCTAAAGTCAGGGAAACTGTGCCGGTTATAAATGGAATTACAGTAGTACCTTTTACTATTTCTAAGCTATATACCGCTTGTTTAAAGCTAAGATCTTGTGTAATTGTAGCTGGTATACTAAATGTAATAGTTTTTAGTGTATTATCTATTTGTATTAAACCATTTTGAGTACTTAGTTCTAGAATACTGTTTTCAGAAGTTAGTTTTTCACGAATTTGCATTCTAGCAGTAATGCCGGTTAAATCAATGGGTTGATTATACTCTAGTATGCCGCCACTAGTATAAGCACTATACCCTAAACTATTTACCTGATTAAAGGTTAGTGTATTTGTAGTTATAGCAGTATTTGTAAAATACTCAGTGGCTAGCAGCTCTTTCATGCTGGTTAAGTTAGTAAACTTGCAACGCCAACCTTGTGGTACACCGTGATTATTAGCAGTAACTACCATAGGCGCAGCTTTAGTAATTTCACTAATACTAATATATTTTTTAGTATTAGACTCCCAACGTAGTGTTTTACTAAATGTACTGCCTTGATAAATTTTTAAGTTTAGTTTAACTGGCAGATCCATGCATATCCCCTCTTGTTAGTGTAGCTTCAAGCTTTGTAATCTCACCAGTAAGCACTACTACTTCTTCTTGTAGTCGCTGATTTTCAACACTTAATTTTTGCAATTGATTGTGCAGCTTAATAACTTCGTCATTTAGTCTGCCTAGTTCTACACTTAGCGCAGTATTTTGTGTTGACATACGCATTAATTCATCGCGCATTACTTTAATTATATAGCTTTCTGTATCATTAGCCTTCCAGCTAATTAAAAATTTTCTAAGTAAAAATGCTATTACAAGTATTGCTACAGCAATTTCACCAAAATACTGTGCAAATACAGTGCTTTCTAAATGAGTATTCATTGTAATTACCCTATAAAGTACGTAAAAATTACCAAAATCTGTATTTTTGCAATCACAGTATTTAATAAATGTTTATTAACCACCAATTTTGTACTAGTATAACACATTAGCTAGTTAGTGTCAACATAAAAATACCGGCCCCCTAAAAAGCCGGTATTTTATTTGTTTGGTTAAGTTTAGTGTTTGTCTAATAATTTATGCTGTACAATACCAAAATAACAACTATAGCCAATTGCTAAATTTGCAAGTATTGTTAATAAAAACTTTGAAACATCACTGCGGGTAATTTTCATAGATTTCGTCCATGGAATCTAGCAATGCCTGAAAGCACAGTCTAGCAGGTTCTGCAACACCCTCGCTAGCGCGTAATACATCTAAACATTTTAATGCCTGCTTTCTGTCTTGCCAACATAAATGCTCTGTGGGATAGCCTTGCAGTCGCCTGCGCATTATTTCGCCGCCCATTAAGTGCGCGCCAGTAAGTACATAACCAGCACCTGTAATATTTATAGTATTAGTTAAAGTATTAGTGTAGTGTTCAGCAGCTTTAATTGTTTTAGTGGGTATACCAAGTGTGTTAAGATCTCTTAAAACTCTAGTAGTACGGTGTACTATAGGGTCTAAGTGTGGATCTACTACAGTATGCAATTGTAGCAGCACTTGGAGCCAATTGGCATACCAAACAGCCGGAGGGCTGCCGGCTGCCATGCTTGCTCCGATTGGGTGCTGTTCGCATGCATGATGTAAATCACGAGTAGCTTGCCATAATGTCATTGTATTTGTTCCGCTTTTGTAAAGATTTTATCAATTTTACTACGTTCAGTTTCATCTAGTTGAAATAAATCTAATTGATTAGCAATTTGTTCTATAAAACTACTAGTTCTATTAATATCTGTGCTGTATTCCCAGTATATTTGTAGTTCTTTTGGTAGTGTTTTAACTATTTGCTCTACTTGGTCAAGTAAATTTTCTTTTAGCAATTGCAATCTAAATTGTTTAGCAGTTACTGTAACAGGACAATCAAAAATTCCTTTATAGTAGTTTTCTTCAATTAAATTATATTCTGCTTGTGTTAAAACTTCTACTATTCCTGTTGTATTAGTGTCTGTTTCATCAGAACAACTACCATAATAATACATTATTTTAGTATTTTCATCTAATATTTTAAACTCATATACTAAGTCTGGTATACTAGGAACTACTAACTCTTTATCATAGTTATAGTCTGTAACGGGGCTATTAGTATCCTTGCTTAATAAAAGAAATTTTATATATTTCATTATACCGGTACCCGTTTAAAAAGTTTTACAGCAGTTGGTATTACGTATGGGTTTGAAGAATATTCAATATGTATTGCACTGCTCACGTAAATATATCCAGGAACAGTAGTAGTAGTATCATTAAACCGTATACCTTGTCCCGATATATTATTCGAACTAACATAAAAACGTGGTGCTGTAATATGTGTATTAAAGTACTCAAAAGTACTTAGCTTTTTAGCATCATCATATATAAGCTTAATATTATAACTGTTACCACTTGAAAATACAAATGTAGAGCACAAATATTTTACCACCCTACTAAAAAGACTAGTACGAAGTTTTTGGGGTTGGGTTGATTTGGTATTATATTGAATTATAGGTGGTTCGTCTGTGTGGTCTGGAGTAATTAAATATTGATCGAATGGGCCCATACCACCACCAGGACTATAATATACGTCATCATTAAAATCTGCACTAATAAGCTCTTGATAAAAATTGTCTGAGTCTCTATCGCCATGCTTTCCTAGGTTGTTAAAAATGGTCGGAGTACTAGTAAACTTGTCAGAAAAAGTATTAAAAGCCAATAAAAGCTCATCTCTGCTAGGAATATACCAACCATCGGCTATATCATCTTTCATTCTATCTAGTAAGTTATATTTATCTGCTTCAGAAAGAATAGAATTATTTTCAGCAACTAAGGCACGAGTAGATTCATATCCATTAGTTAAACTTAACCATTGATAAGGTATTTTTTGGTCTCTTCTGTCTGAGTTATATTTATATAGATATTCACGAGAGTAACCAGCATTATACTGCCTATTATCGGGAACAATTATATAATACCTGGTTTGTATCCACCAACCTGCACCTATTATAGCATTACTATCAGTACGTGTAAAATCCGCAACATATTGTCTTGGATAGCCTAAGGTTATTTTATAAACACCTACTATTAGCTTTGTACCAAATGCTTTGACTACATATCCTTCTAGGCTAGTATACTTGTTCCACTTACTTCTTAGGCGTACAATTTGTCCAATATAAAATAATGGCCCTTGGGTTTGCTGCGAGTATGCATTATTATACTCATCTGTTAAATTGAATGTATACCAGTAAGCTGAATTAGTTTTTACTACCTCTCTATTATTATTATTACTATTTATAGAATAACTTGTCTGATAACTGTTTACTTCTACTTTTTCCGGATAACTAACCTCCGAACCTACAAAAGTTATTGTAGTATCTATCCTAGTATCAGTTTGTGCAATTTGTTGCCACATTTTTCCAGCGTTGTATCCACCAGCATAAAAATCACCTAAAGCTAACTTTGGGGGTATTGATGTAGGAGTAAATAACGGAGTGATTACATCATTGTATACTTCTAGTGTATTAAATTGTACATAGTCACTCCACTCAGAACTACTGCCAATTCCATTATATCGAACTCTTACTTTAAACGTAGAATTTTCATCAACTTTTTGGCTAGTCCAAGTTGTTTTGTAGACAACACTATTAGTAACAGAATCATATGGCTCACTAGTACCATTAGATTTTACACGCAACAATTCCCAGTCACTAGAAACGTGATTTTCTATATAGTCTATGTCTGGAATTTTTTGAAAAGGTTTGGTGGTGGTGAAACTAAATTGAGGACCACGAACAGTAGTGTTAATCCTAGTAACTTCTGGTTTTTGTATTGAATATGGTTGAATATATGCATTTAACGCAGTTGCGTTACTAGTAATTGTTTTTTGGTTATAACTAGCAGTATATTTAGCTCGCCAGTAGTAAATTTCGCCTGGTTGAAGATTTGCTTGTGCAATAATATAAGGAGAAATACTGCGAGTATTAATATTAATAACTGTAAAAGTTGCTAGTGGTGTGGTGCCCTCTAGTACAACTGTACTGTCAAAAATTTCCCAGATAGTGCTTATATAGCTTACTGTTGGATAGTATGAACTAAAATCACTTATTTTAAATCTGGTTAGTTCTACACCACTTGCTACAGTACTTATAGGTGTATCTATATAAGCAGGTCTTATAAATCTTAGAGGTACAAGTGTGCTCCACTCACTAGAGCTCCCTAGAGTGGTTTCGTATCTTGCTCGCCAGTAGTAGGGTACTTCTGTATCTAAATTAACAAAATCTTCAGTTTGAAATTTTGCCATTGCACTAAGTGACTTTTTTTCCGTAACACTATCTGTAGTTGCTTGAGGATTAAAGGTTACTGTTACGTTTTCTAATCTATTACCTGCTTCTTGATTATTATAAACTTCCCAGATAGCTGTGCCTAACGTGGCTTTAGGTTGAGTATTACTAACAAAAGGTGTTATCTCTAACTGTACAAGCGGTACACCAATTGCGCTAACAGGGGTGGGTACCCCAATATCTGATATTTGACGTTGTTTTTGTATAGTTGACCAAGGCGACCTGTATGTAGTAGCACCCGAAAAACTAACTTGTCTAGCTTGCCAGTAGTAGACCTGACCAGACGCAGTATAGTTTAATGTGTCAAATTTACTATCATGATCGCTGTCTTCCTCAAAGAATACTGTTGGACTATCTTCTGTATCAGAACTATTATTATATGCACGCCATTGAGTAGTATAATTTACACTGTCTATTTCACCAGGTAAATTAAAAGCAGAAACATAAGTACTAATCTCAATAACGTTTTGAGTTGTATCTGCTAGTGTTTTAGCAATAGGTGGATCAATATACTCAGGAAAAGTTTGTTCTTGGGTTCTTGAAAAAGCAGATTCTTGACCACCAGTGCCAGTGTACTGGCCACGCCAATAAAACTTTGTGCCTGGTAGTAGTCGCGTAGTGCCTACCATTTGATCAATAGCTAAATTATAACTACTACTTGTAGTACTATTTACAGGAAGTGTAATAGGATTTAACATATCATTGGTTAAACTAACCTGAAATATAACTCCTGTTTGAGTAATGTCGTTATAGTCTTTACTAGTTCTAAAATTAGTTAGTCTTAGTTGACGTTGTTCAAAACTTGTAGTAGGAGTTCTAGGTGTAGGCGTATTGATAGGCGGCGGTTCTGTAGTAGTCCACTCTGTGCCATTAGAAAAGTTCATTTGGCCATTAGCATAAATAAAACTACCTTCATAAGCATCTGGTGGTAGTACTTCAGATAAATTATCGCTAGCATTAGTTTTTCTAGTACTATAGCCTATTACAGGAGTTCTGCCTGACACTAATTTTGTATCACTTAAATTACTCATTATAAGTTAGTCTCTAAAGTATGTTCGGCTGAGGGCTTTTCTTCCGAGCTTGCCCAAATATAGATTTTACTTGTGCTTGTTTCAGTAGTAATAGGGTATATTTTTATTTCTAGTCGATCGCCTACACTACTAGTAGAACTTCTTTTAAGTAAGCTTCTACCTTGTACTGGTACCATAGCAGTATCACCAGGTGGTACTAACATTTTACCTGGGCAAAGTATGCTTCGACCATCTTCTAGTAGTATTCTAATCTCTATTTTTCTTGAAACAGCAACTGCAGTAAGATCATCAGTATTAGCCACAAACACAGGCGTAATAAAAAATATTTCACCGGGTCTAATACCACGAGTACTATCTGTGGGGTCTCTGTCTGCATAAACTTGACGAGCATCTGGCACTGAAAAATCTCTGGCTTGCGCTATAGTAATCCACTCATTAGTAACTAGTGTTGAACTGCCCAGGGGAGGAAAGGTAAAATTTTGCACAGTACCTGTAGACGGAGTTTTGCAATAAATTCTTGAAGTGGTTGTTCTTGCGTCGTTAGCCATTAAAAGCTCCTTGATATACTTGTTTTTGTAGCTACTCTACGAACAGCTTGATCAAAAGGCGATCCGCCCAATTCACCAGTATCTGCACTAATTTCCAAACCACCCACAAACAGTGCATTACCTTGATCGTCCTGTCCACTAGCAATAACTACACCGTCTGCACTTTCTATAATAGAATCTTGAATCTTAGCATTGTTATTTGCAGGCGGTACTTTTGTAAGCGCAACACCTGCCATTACTGCAGTCCAAGTATGTCCAATAGCTGTAATGCGACTAGGTTCTTTTATTGTTTTTGGTTGATTTATATTTAGCAATAGTTGTGCTAAGTATGTGTTAGCAGTTAGTTTATATAGTGCACTAGTAGTACCAATTAGTGCGTCAGTAGTTATGTACTTTTTTACATAATTCCAGCAAAATATAAATGCATATTTATTAGAGTTAAGTGTAAAATTACTAATTAAATTTGCAGTTAATTTTTCAATATCTGTTTGATTTGCAGCATACCGCGTAATCATTGCAGTTTTTAGTGCAGTAAAAAGATAGATTATTGCTAGTATATCTTCACTATAAGTTTTGCCTACAATATAAGTATCACGTAATGTTTGTGCTAGTTCACGCAGTGTTGTATCATTTCTATTATTTATACTAGCTACCATCTTATCAAAACAATCGCCAATAATTGCTTTAGCGCTTGTTCCATTGTTGTTGCCTAAAACTACAGTGCCATATTTTACAACTATTTGACTCCAAGTTTGATCTATAATTGTTTGTTTTGCAGCCGTCGATGAAATTGAGCTAGTAGGTGTAAAAGTTTTAAATGTAAAATTACTGATTAGTGCTGTAAATAAGTTGTTAACTAAATTTTTTACAGTAGTATTTGCTACTACTGTGTTTAAATTTAACACTTGGTCTCTGATTATTTCAAAACTAGCTATTGTAGCAGGCAGTTTACTAGCACTGATAACTAACGTGCCATCAGTGTTATGCAGCCCACGAACAAAATCCCACATATACTCTTCGCGGGCATAAAGCAAGGTATTTTCTAGTGCTACAAGCAGTGTTTTTGTATCGCGTTTTGTTAAAATTTGATCTGTGCCAGTGTTTAGTGCAGCTAGTGGATTTAAAGCAGTTTGTACGTATCCTAGTTCAGTTAATCTAGTCCAAGTATAGTTTGCAATTTGAGTTTCATTGCCTTTAATTTGTTGTACACAAATATTGGTTTCTGGACTGGCTACTGTTTCTGGTATATAACTAGCTAATCTTGCTGGTGAAATATACGCAGGTTTTGCTAGTACATCAAACATGCCTTTGGCAAAATCAAGCATAGGTTTTTCGTTGCCAGTAGTCATGCTCCAGTATAAACACTGTAATAGTAGTCTAGCATCTGATTTTGTTTTTGCTTCTACACTATAAGTCCAGTTTGCTGTGTATCCTGCAGCTACCATTTCTGCATACATTAAACCAGTAATAGTATCTATGGTACTACCATCAATAAATTTTTGTAGTATAACAAGGTCACTGCCAGTATTAAGCACTGGTGGCTTGTTAGTACTGTTAGTGCTAATATAAGCTATTTGTGGATTTACAATATTTCTGGTACCGTCTGCTGCTAGTGAATAGTCACCAAACTGCGTTGAGCAAGCACTTAAAATAATTTGGCCGCCATTAAGTGCTAAAAAGTGCTTGTGTGCCCACATGCTTACAGCATTAACCGCGTTTATTAGTCCACCATTTTTAGCACAGTAACCAATACCATTTGGTAGTACTGGTGTAGCACCCCAGGTCATTATATTTGGAAATATACTGTACTGTGAACACACAGCACCGTCTGCTAAGCAAACTCCGCCTGCTATAGGTACTAGCGGATTGCCCATATCTACATCTAGTGGTGGAGCTACTATACCCCAGCTAGGCAGCGTTCTAGCTGCTATTTTGTGTGCATAAGGCACACGAGTAATTACTGCACCAGGTCTAAAACTTACAGCAAATCCTTCGCTGGGATTAGTTAAACTGTCTAGTTGCCAGCCTTCAAACATTACTCCTTCTAAAAAGCACCCACTGCCTAGTCTAAACACATTGCGTTGTTCATAACCGGGTACAGGTCTAATAAAAACTGTTCTGTGCACAGCTTTAATAACACAATTATCTGGTACGTCTAGATGACCTTTAGTATAAACTATAGACTCTGGTGCCCACTCAATAAGCATAGGCGCATTTATGTCTCTGGCTACTTCTAGTGCATATTCAATAGTACGAAAAGCATTTTTCCAAGACCCGCCATTGTTTGTGTTACTGCCACTAACGGCTACATAAATAGTATTTGCTAAACTATACTCTAGTGCTGCTACACTAGGATAAGTTTGTATTAGTTGGGCAGTGTTAGCGGTATCACGATAATACAAACGCAAGTACTCTTTGCTGTCCTGTGAAGGTACGCTAAAATAAGTGCCTTGAGTAGTATTTGCTATGCCTAGTTGGGTACTTGCATATACGGCTCTGCTTAGTACAGCAGCGTCTCTGGCACTTTCTGCAGCTAATTTAGCTGCTAGTGCACTTGCTACATGCTGCTCTGTAAATGTAACGTTTTGATTGGTTGCGTTTACATTAGCTTGTGTAATTACAACATTTTGATTGGTTTTAGTAACGTTTAGGTCTACTTGTCCAACACTGGCTAAATACAAGTTAGCATTATCAGTTTGTGCAACTGTAAGCGGCTCAAAGCTATCCTGCAAACCTATTAGCTTTAATGTTTGAGTATTGCTAACAAGCCCATTATAAAGTTGTGCTTGCTCTGTGGTGGGTAATCCCATAAATCATCACCTATATAAATTTATACTAGTATTATAACACTGCTGTAGCTTTAGGGTCAAGTTTAAAATTTTAGTGCCTATATATCAGTGGAATCTTCATTAAGATTTCCTATTACAACACGCCTTACGTCATCTTGCCAAACTTGTATTCGTTGATTACTAATAGTTATTCTAGATGCTTGATCATTGGTTATAGTTAGTGTGCCCTTAAACTGTGCATTACCCTCATTGGTAATAGCAAATGTATAATTAGGTTCTACAGCACCAGTTACACGATTTTTACTTTTGCCTTTTTGCGCTACAATTCCGCCATTATAAATACCAATTCCTGTTTCCTTGTCTGGATTTTTAAAATCCTTAGTACAAATTAAAAAATCAGTATTATTTATAATAGTTGCAGCATTATTTTTTACAGTTTCACCACTTAAAGTAGTAACCCTGCCACCTAATGTATTATTAATATTTGTAATTGTATCATTAATATTTGTAACTGCTGTACCTACTGTTGTATCTGTGTAACCTTTGCTTGTATTTAATGCATCAGTACTTTTTTTAGTAGAGTCTGAAGCAGCAGTATTAGCAGTTGCTATGTGTACATTATAAGGCAATGTTATGTCATCTACTCTTAAATCTTGAATTTCTACTTTAGCAGTAGAGTTATTGCCTCTGGCTAAAATTACATGTAGTGCTGCAGTAACAGCTTTTGAGTTTAGTCCTCCTGGCGGAATATACACATAAAATCTTTGAAATTGATTAGTTATCTCACTTGCTGATACAGTACCGTATAAAAAACCACTCCAATCGTATCTGGCAGCATTGTTGCCGTCAAACTCTAGTAGCCCTAAATGCACCTTTGAAGTTACGGCAAGAGGATTGCCTGGAGGTTCTACTTTTCTAATCAATCCAGATATTTGGTATCTTTTTAGTCTGTCAATAGGAAATCTAAAAGCTGTATTAATATCTCTAGTTGTATCAAACAATCCTTCTACCAAAAATTCGCCTAAACCACCACGTAAAACACTAGTACCAGTAACACCATCAATAATAGTTTTTATATAAGCAGGTTCCCAGGCTCTAGGGTTACTGCAGCTAGGGTCAAAATTAATACATGTGCCAGAAGTAGCGCCTGGTGCGTATCTAGGGATTTGATCTTGTATGGTTTTACCAGCATCTAATACTACGATGCCAGCATCATCTCTAATTGTTAGTCCCCTAGAATTAATTTGATTTGCTGTTAGTTGGCCACGAATAGTTGTTGCAGCAAATTCAGCTGTTCCATCACCATTTATAGCCCAACCAGCACTACCCCGCACGTATCCTGTAGAAGATATAATTTGACCGCTTTTTATAGTACCAGCCTCTATTTTATCTGCTTTTATATTTTTAATTTTTGCACTATCAATTGTTGCATCTGCAATCTTTGCATTTTCAATTTGTCCGTCAATAATAAAAGACTGACTAGCAAAAGTAGTACCAGCAGGATAAGTAACTCCAGCATAAGTTTTAGGTTCAGTAAGTACTGTAAAAGGTCTGCCAGGGCCAGTCATAGCATCTACTAAGCTAGTAATATTGGCTGCAGTTTCTGCATAAAAAGGACCAATTTCTGTAGTACTTAATACTTCAAAAATACTACGAAACTTTAACCAGATTTTCCATTTTGAGCCCGCATCTACAGTAATACTACCAAAAGTACCACCAAATCTACCTAGTTCTTTACTGTTTTCAAATACCTTAGAAGTTTTTTCAGCTTCTGTGGTATACTGTGCTGCATACACAATAGTTAAATCATGTAAATTAGTCTGTAATACTCCAGTATAGTTTGGTAATTTAGGTAATTCAACAAACACACTAGTTATACCCGTGGTTACTTTAACACTAGTAGTATTAAAGTCTCCAGTATTTATTAGAGGCGCTGTCCTATCTGAAACTGGAGTATTTCTTCTTACTTTGCTTATAGTATAAGTCGCTCTATAATTAACAAGATTGTAAGTTGCAGTTAAATTAAATACAACTAAATCAGTAGACCAACCATCTTCGACTGCTGTTGATAGAGTAATTACCCCAGTATTTTGATCAATAGCTAATCTTAAACCATCTAATACTATATAGCTATTGTTAGTACCTACTATACCAAATGTTACACCACTAGTAACTTTCTCTGTGCCGTTAAAAAGTTCAAGTGTATTTGTATCAGTAGGTAGTCGATAACCAGTGCCATTTGATTCAGCTAATAAATTATCAGAAGTTCTTGTTAATCTAGTTAATAAGTTAGCATATCTTTTACTAACAGTTATATCTCTAGAAGTATAAATGGTGCCATTAAAATTTAATTCGGCAAATATAGTTACTGAATTGCCAGCAAGTTGACTAGGATTTAGGATTAGCGTGTTGCCATTTGTAGTTAAGTTTGTACCTGCAACTAGTCCAGTAACCCTAAAAGTTACAGTTCCTTTTAAAACTCCTCCAGACAGCTCAGCAAATATTTCTATTGTTAGAGGGCTTGCAGTGGTTAAATTAGTAGTATAGGTAAATTCATAGTACTGGGTAATTAACGCTATAAAATTATTGTTGTTAAGTACACTTCTACTATTTAAAGCCTGTAGTGCTTTATCTCGACTATTATTAGGGCTTAGTAGTGCCATTTAAACTAATACTCCTATTTGAATAAAACCTGTTAACCAATCTCTGTTAATAGAAAATACTATACCAGGTTCACCCTTGTCTAAATTAAATCTTTTAGACGTTATTTTTACTAAATCACCTAGTTGTGTAAAAATATACTCAGGCAAATAGGTAGCTGTGTATAAAAATCTTTGTTTTGACCACAGTTTTAGTCTTTTTTCTGCTTCGGCTTCTGCTGCTGCAGTTTCTAGTAGTAGGGTAGGTTCAGGGTCAATAGTTCCGTTATCTTTGTATAATGTTTGATTGGGTTCGTTAGTTTCGCTACTATACAAATATTCTTCAGCATAAGTAACAGTTGGATTAATTCCAGGAGTTGCTGTTAATGCCTGCACAGTATAATTTTTACAATACGCTAGCTTTATAACAGTACGAACAGGAAATGTTTCACTTACACTTAGTGAACCTTCTACCATGCCAGAATCACTTAGGGTAGTATATGTCTTTTTATCTTCATCAAGTTCTGGAACTTTTAATTCTACTAATCGTAGCTTACTAGAGCTATTAACTGTTCTAGTGTTTGCGTCCACCCTAGTTATAGTAATACTAGGTGATACTAAGCCTGCACTAACACTTCTTGCTAGTTGTGAACATACTTCTAAGATATTTACTCTATCTTTGCAATAGATGCCTACTTTACTAGTATTAGTAAAATCACCAAAACTAATTTCTGATGTACTAAACTTACTTTTTTCAGGTACAAACTGTGTTAGTATACCAGTTATAATTTCAGGTATAGTATTAGCATTATAGCCTTTAGCACTGCAAGTAATAGTGCCTGCAGGAATACTTTTTAGTCTAAACGTACCTGTGGCTAAGTCTTCTTCTTTTATTTCTATTGGTAATCCAATGTCTCTGACTTCAATAACACCAGCACTGCTGGCATTATTGTACATATAGAGATAACCATTAGCTGTGGTACCAGTAGTACCTGTAGGCCCACCTTGGGTTAGTCCCGTATCTACAAAAAGCGGTTCTATATTAAAAGCTTCACCAAAAAGCAGTGGTAATACTGTGTCTTTAGTAGTAGATGTACTAACACCTTGACTATATTGAGTCTTTCCTAGTGTGCTTTCTGTTATATTGTCATTTAATCTTTGTAGTTTGTCAAACAGCGAGATAACTAAACTGTTTTCATTATTAGAAACTAAGTCATCTACTAAACCATCAAAAATTAAAACAAAATCTTGTTTTTGCCAAGTAATATCGCCTAAATAAATTTTTATACTGCGGCGTTTCCATACATACTTAAGCAAGTAGTCATATGTACC